CCATCTTCCGATGTCTCCAGACATTTGTTCTATATCACGACCTACTGCAAATCCTTTTTTTATTGCATCAAATGCTTTTGATGCTACGCCCATAGCCAGAGATATAGTGACTGGATCCATCTTTACCTACCTTTTAGAGAGGCCTGCGTATTTATCCTATAGATATTTACATCATTTCTGTCTTCTGCGATTTGTTCTTGTAGTTGTGACCTTTGTTGTGCCAAATCAAACGCTTGTTTTAGCTTTGCTTGATCAATTTGGAAGTTCATTTGATCATTTGCCACTTTTCTTTGTATTTCAGCCGTATCATTCTCTAATTCTTGCTGTCTGATCTGCACAAGTGGGTCAACTTGTTGTTGTGGTTGTAGAGATGGCATCACTTCATTCAATATTTCACCAATTTGTTGTGCAATCGCTGCTTCAATCGCTGCTGGATCAATTTGAGGAACCATTTCACCCCTTGCTTGAGCCTCTTCTACAGAAATTTGGAAGAATTTAGTCACTTGATCTCTTGCCATTAGTCCAACATGCTCTTGAACATGTGCTTGTAGTAGTGCAAACCCTTGTGGATTGACTTGTGCCGCTGGTGTAGCCAAAAATGTCACATGAGCACGGACATGAGCCTCATGATCTTGCTCTGGAAACACTTGTAAAGGCGCTGCCTTTATAGAATTAGCGTTTTCTGTCGCTGGATCTACTGGTGCAGGCGGTTGTGGAGGTGGTAAAATGCTATCAATGTTCTTAATATCAAGTGCATCGTACATTCTTCTAAATGCCTCGTACTGATTATGTATCTGTGGTGCTTGTTGAGCCATTTGCAATTGTGTCTGGGCAAGTGACAAGCGTTGTGCCATAGAAAAAATACTTGGATCTGACACTGGAAGTATGTCAATGCGTCCATCAAAGTCTTGTTGCATCACTTCTGGTGCTACATTTCCTACAAAATACGGATAAGGCACTGGATTTTCTGAAAAAATCTCTGCCAACATACGAAATTCTTGTTTTTGTGCATAATGTAGACGTTTATGTATGCTTGAAATGATCTTTGAGCCTTGTTCTATCAAGGCAACTGTCGTTCCAACTGGAGCTTGTGAGTTAACATCACTGATTTTTGCATCTGCAACTTGTGCAAAACGCCTTCCAGAATCAACAACCACACCCAAAAGTTGTGCTAGTGTTCCAGATGGCTCCTTGTAGGGTAAGGGGATTATTGAGTTTTTTAAATCACCACCTGGAACATCTATATCTCTAAACTCCCCAGGATTAAGAGGCTCATCGTCATTACGAATACGAACACCACGAGCCTTAAAACCAGCTGGTAAATTAGAGAGCGTACCCGCATCTATCAACTGCCGTAAAATTGAAGTGGCTGCACGAGACAAACCACCAATTGTGTGTAATAAACCAAAACCATAAAAGCCAAAACCTGGTAAAAATTTAAAATGTACGAAATATTGTCTCTTTCTTCTTAACGGGTCTTGTTCCCTAAAGTTCCTAACCACCGATAAAACTTGACTGGAATTTTCATCAATCGTGACAATGTACGGCAACATGATGCCATTCGGGTCTTCAAAACCTTCGAGGTCGAGATCCACATGGACTTCCAAAAGTGTATACACATCGTCAGAATAGTTTGGATGGAGTCCTTGCAACTCGTCAGTAGTCCCTTGGATACTGCCTTCGCTTTCTCCAGAATCTGTCGTAGATAGTTCAACATCTTTATATACTCCCGCCACTTGTAGTTTACGAAGATCATTATACGACATTTTAACTACATGTGTCACTCTTTCTGCTGTCATTAAGTCAGACGCAGAGTATGGAACAACTAAATCCTCGGCTGGAACAAACTTTGAAACTGCTCTCTGTTTAGTCTGATCAAAGTAAACTTTTTTAAATGTAGACCCAGTAAGTGGTAAATAAAATAACATCTGATCTGTGTCTGGATCATACTCTTCCATAACTTCCATAATCTGATAGTTCATGAAATCTTTTATTCTTTGAGCTTGGTCTTCAGTCTGTTTTGTAGCTACACCTAATACTTGAGTCTTTACAGGTCCTCCACTCGGCAACATCTCTTTATAAGCCTGGGACTGAAATTGTGTTGTTGCCTCATTCAATAATGGATGAGTTACCCCACTTGCACCAAGAAAAGGATCACTTCTGTCTTCATAATTAATACCTAGTAAATTTAGTCCCTTGGCAATGGCTTCTTCCCAATCAGACCTAGACTCCATGTCCTCTCGAACTTTGTTCTGTAATTCTGAAGATAACGCACCTAACACAGAATCATCTAAAACTTCTGCTAAATTAGCGTCATGGTTATATGGCTCGGCTACAACTTCTACAGTTTCTTCTGTAGCAAGTTCAATCCCTTCGGGTAACTGCTCCATGGTCGATGGTAATTCGATATCCAAACTTTCATCATCTGGCATGACATCTCCACCAGCGCCCATTGCTTTTTCAACCATGCCTGCTATTTCTCGTTCTGCCATTATGAAATCCTCGTTACTCTTTTTTTACCTGGAGCTAGTATATCAGAAAACCTATTTCTGACTATCCTTACTTTTTTACTAGGCTTTTTGTTTAACTTTCTTCTTATCTTAAAAAGTCTACCCATTAGTAAACGCCTTTGAACGTCCCACCACGGTTCTTCATTACGCCACCCATGTTTAATTTTTTAACTTTTTTTGTTTTATTGCGTATAGTCCCTGATCTTGGTTCTGGCTTTTTTCTTGCTTTCTTGTCTTTACTTATTTTCTTATCTTTACTTCTTAAAGAGTATCCGTGTTCAGAGTATATACTTTTTCCGTCTGCAATAGCACCTTTGTATTTGTTTCTTCTTGCTCTAGGATTTTGAATTAAGTCATCTAATCCAGCAATAAATTCATCCTCTGCTACTTTTGTTAAAGCTCTCTTAGGATTTTTCATGTCTTTGCGAAGAATTGCATTACTTAACATTTCTCCTATTTGAGACTTAGATAAACCTAATCGAATGGGAGCAGTTCCACCTTCAACACCACCTTTGCTCATCTTTTTAGTAATGTCTCCTTTGATAGTTCTTTTTGCTCTTCTGCCAGTTAAAACTCCTATTTTTGGACCAGATTTTTTCTTTTCTGTTTTTTTGTCTTCTGTTTTTAACACACCTAAATCACCTGACTTAGTTCTGCCTACTGGAATCCCAGTTTTTAGAGATGGTTTTTCTCCAGTTGCAAACTCTCTTTGTTTTGCATTATCTAAAGATGTAAAAAAATGTTTACCTTTTGCATCAACTCCAGTGCTTTTAAAGGTTTTCGTTTTTCCAGTTTTTTCATTTGTAACAGTTCGAGTTTGTTGCTCTTTTGTATAAATACTCATTGGTAGTGCTCCTAGTAATACTCTCTTGATCTACGAGGAAACCAATCTTCTGGCTCTTCCTCACCTTGTAGTGATATAAAACC